TTGAGGGGCATAGCATGAGTACTTCAGGAACTATAGCAACAACTACGATTGATACAGCTAAATTATTGGAACACGCTGTTCGACGGTGCGGTTTGGCTACCTCAGTACAGACCCCAGAAATCATTCAGGCTGCAACAGAATCATTGTATATCCTCTTGTTGTCACTAGCTAATCGTGGACTCAATTTGTGGTGTATTGAAAAACAATTGATCTCCTGTTACACGGGACAGGCTGTATACGCCTCTAATGCGGGTACTATAGACATTTTGAACGTTTTATACAGCACCCCAAGCCGCACCAGTGGCACAGATACTAGCGCGGCCACTAGTTACACTACCCAATTAAGCTCAAGTACTCAAATAGTCCGTATTGGAGTACAGTTTTCAACCATTCCAGCCTCAGATACGGTTGTTATTGATCACTCTGCCAATAACGCAACTTGGACAACCTCTGTAACGAAGACAAAAACAGATTGGGCCGTAGACACGATGTATTGGTTTGATCTCCCTGTTGTTCCTACAGACACGTACTTTCGGGTCAGCACCACTGGTGCGATAACAGTAACTGAGTTCTACCTTGCCCATAGTATTCAAGATGTTCCTGTAACCCAATGGAATAGAGACACTTGGGCAGCGATGCCAAATAAGGCAAAACTAGGAAATCCTTCCACTAGTTATTACCTTGAAAAACTATTGACTCCACAGATTACACTCTGGCCTGTCCCTGATTCTAATTACAACCATATCTCGCTATTTTGCCATCGTCAAATACAAGATATGGGGACGCTAATACAGACGATTGAAATCCCTAGTCGCTGGATAGAAGGGGTTATTTGGCAAATCGCTGTTAGAATCGGATTTGAAACGCCGGGAGTAGATCCCAAGAAATTGGAACAAGTAATGGCTATGGCGGACAAGTATCTGCTTGAAGCAGAAGGAGATGAGTCAGACGGAGCTCCGATATACTTACAGCCGAATATCTCGGTATATACGCGATGAGCCTCTATCTCCCCATCAATACAAAGGGAAGAGTTTCCGTCGCCCTTTGTCCCAGATGCCAAATGAAGATCCAGTATGACGACCTCAGACTGGATCCAAATAACAAGAATTGGTACTGTGAAAAATGCGTAGATATCTATGATCCGTGGCGACTTCCAGCGCGTAAAACAGAAGATATTAGTTTGGATCATCCTCGTACGGATACGGAGTTGACATAATGGCTGAAGCTCTAACATACGCGTCACTACTTACTGATGTACAGGCTTATGCCGAGCGGTCTGATGATCCGTTTATCACGCAGATCCCAAGATTTGTGATGATGTGTGAAAACAAACTCGCCACAGAAGTTCGTGGACTTGGACTTCAAAAGTATGTGACTGGCACTTTGTCTGGTAGTACTCTTCCTAAACCAGAACGGTGGCGGGAGACCGTAAGTTTTAACATCACTGTTAATAATCAACGGGTGTTCCTCCAAAACAGATCGTATGACTACTGTAGAACATTCGCTTCTAATCCAGCGTTGACTGGGGTTCCTCGGTATTACGCGGACTACGAATACGAACATTTTCTAATTGTCGCCACTCCAGACGATAACTACGCTTTTGAATTAGCGTATTACGAGCGTCCAGAACCATTGAGCGACAGTAATCAAACAAATTGGCTAACACAGTATGCTCCACAATTGCTTCTTTTTGGTACGCTGCTTGAAGCGCAACCATTCTTAAAGCGTCCTGAATTGATGCAGCAATACCAAGCTCTATATGATCGAGCATTGCAGGGAATTGCTCAAGAGTCGTCTAGACGAGTATCTTCAGATCGAGGCAGCACAGTGAGGAACGGGGAATAATATGACTACATACACTTCAGTATTTGGAACTGAAACTGTTCCTCCTAGTGATAACGCATATTCTGCGTATGTATTGACTACGGATGTAACATTCTTTTGGCCCGAGGCTGCTTCTGGGACGTACCTTGTTGCGGATGTAATGGACTTTAGTTGCGCTTCCCCATTTGCTATCACGTTGCCAGATGCTTCGCTTGTGTCTAATGGTCGTGCTATCGTTCTTCTAAACTCAGGGGCCGTTACCTTCACATACAAGGATTTTGGGGGGAACACGTTGGGGACGCTGGATGCGGGTATATCCAAGTGCATCTTTGTTACGTCTAACACGACTCAAAATGGTGTTTGGAATGAGTTCGCTTTTGGGGCAGTTGCTTCGTCCATAAACCCTGCCGCGCTAGATGGTTATGGATTATTGGTCACTGGATCAGAACTTTCGGTAGAAGCGACAACAAGAGCCGTAGCTGCCTCGGATAGTATAGTCGCTTCAGATAGAGCAGGATGCGTCTTATTCGAAGCAACTGGAGCTATTACTTGCTCGTTACTTCAAGCGGCGACAGCCACAAATGGGTTCTTTACACTGATTTCTAATCAGGGGACAGGAAATCTGATTATTGACCCAACTAGTTCAGAAACTATCGATGGAGAAACTACCAAGACATTGGCTCCCGGAGAATCAACGTTTATTGTTAGTACAGGAGCCAAATGGGTTAGTGTCGGGTATGGGAGAAGTACTAAGTTTCAGTTCACAAAACTGATTTTTGATGTGTCCGCAGGTACTCCATTCACACTAACAAGTTCCCAAGCTGAAAATAAACTTATTCAGTTCATAGGGGTATTGACTGCTCCTGCCGTTGTTATTGTTCCTTCTGTCGTTGCTGTCTACTATATAGACTGCGCGTACACTGGAGCATACACCGTCACCGTACAGACAGCAACTGGAACAAGTATTGAGTTGAGTGCTTTGGATCGAGCTATCGCATATTGCGATGGAGTAAACGTAGTTCTGGCCCAAACCTCTACAGTTCCGGCTACGGATATTGCAGGGGGCGTTGCAGGAGTTGTAGTTTATCAAGACGCGATTAACTCTACCGCATTTACTGCGGTAGGAACTACGGGGCATATTCTTGTTTCTGGTGGAGCAGGGGCTCCACAGTTTGGTGGAGCAGCTATTGCCCCAGCAGGGCTCACGGTTACTGGACTTGTAACCTTCAACTAAGAAAGTACATTCGTGCTAGATTCATTTCAAGAAGGAGTACTTACTGGAGGAGCAGACTGCTTTCTTCATTGGCATTCTGCTGATCGCGTAATCGATCAGGGGTCATTGCAACAGCTTCATCAAGTTATGAGGCAGACCATTGTTGCTTCAGCAACATATACAGTGAGTCCCACGGACGATATTCTGCTCTGCAGTATTGTTACTACGATAATCTTTCCTATTGCCAAGAATGGTCGAGAGATAGAAGTGGTTATGACTGGGGTAGGGGATGTTACCGTAAATTTGGCAGGGACTGATCTAATCTATGGAGAGACCTCCGTATTGCTCAATGTTCAAGGCATGGCGCTGCACTTCAAGGCCATAACTGGTGGGTGGATCCTAATATGAGTTACATTCCAGATTCCAGCCCATACTACTCCCCCGAATACTCCATTCAACATACTGGAGAACTCGGTGGCATGGCCGCCAAGCTGTATCACATCATCGGCAGCAGGTCGCAGGGTTGGAACTCGACCTCCATACTCGGAGATGCCTGCGACTATCTGAACACCACACAGGACTTGATGAATACCCCGACCTCCGGGCAGACGCTCTATCTGGTCAGCACCAGCGCGAGCGATACATCGGCAGGCGTGGGTGCACAGACGGTCAGGACGGTATATCTCGACACCAACGGGTTGCAGCAGGTCAGGACGGATACCCTCAACGGCACTACGCCGGTCAGCATCGGCACAGGCTATACGTTCATTCAGTGGATGGAGGTTGCCTCCGTAGGCACCAGTGAGGTTGCTGTCGGTGCAGTCACGATCAGCAGTACCAATGGTGTGGCTACGGTGGCTACCACCTTTGATCGTGTCGGGCCGGGCGGGAACAGGAGTCTCTCGGGACGGTACAAGATACCTTCAGACTCGCACGGGCATATCGTTCGTTGGGATGCTGCTGCGATCAATAACACGATGGACACCCGCATCCGGGCAACGGTGTTCGCTGATGATGGCGCCCTGAGTACCGTCTATCACTTTCTGGATAGAGTGTGGTTGGCATCCGGACAGAACGCAACCCAGTCCCTTGAGTACCGTGAGTTGCCGGCGAACGCTGTGGTCAAGATTTCGGCCATACCCGGATCAGCAGCAGCGGGTAACAAGTTGGATGTATCGTTTTCAATCATCGTGATGTCAAATTAATATGGCTGACAACAACGCAGACGAAATGGTGTTCACGCTGATTCCACAAGCGGGGATCAAGCGCGACGGCACATTACTAGAAGGAGAGAATTGCACCGACGGGCAATGGGTGCGCTTCCAGCGAGGCAAAGCTAAGAAGATGGGTGGATATCGCCGCATCACCGATTCCCTGACCGGCCCAGTGCGTAAGTTCCTACTCTGGTCTAGAAAATATCTGAACTCTGGGATCAGTTTTCACTCAGCAGGGATAGAAACTGTTCTATTGGACAACAACTTTATCGGAAACGATATTCGTAATCGTACTCCGGTTAGCGGATTCACTTCT